GAGCACACTAGAAAGTGGTGATGTTAAAAGGTCATTTCAATATGCACCTGCCCCATATACCATAAACTTTACCCTATCAATACTTGCTAAACAAGCAAATGATGGACTACAAATTATTGAACAGATTCTACCATACTTCCAACCCGAATACAATGTTACGATGAAAATGGTAGACAGTATGAGTGAGGTTAGAGACGTTCCTATTACACTTAATAGTGTTGCAATGGAAGATACTTACGAGGGTGGGTTTGATGAGAGAAGAGTCATAGAACATACTTTAGAGTTCTCTATGAAGATATACTTCTTTGGCCCAGTTTACGAAGGAACAATTATTAAGAATGTTATTGAAAGAGACTATATCAATACGGATACTGGTGGGTTTACCACAACTCAAATCAATTCTTCGGGTCTTATTAAAGAAGTCAAACACTATGAACCTGCCTTTGCAGAAGTTGCTAATGCAGTTTCTAGTTCAACAGCAGTGACCTTTGCAAGTGCAATAAATAGTAAGATAAGTGTGGGTGATGAAGTGTTTGGAACAGGTGCTACACCAAATCCAACCATTACACATGTTGCATCTAATAAGTTAAGTATCACACTAAGTGGTGCAATAACAATAAGTGCAAATACGACACTTAAGTTTGTAGGTTCTGTTGACCCAAGTGATACATTTGTGGTTGCAGAGACAGTTAATTTTTATGATGACGGAACAGATACAACCTTTACGGATGATTTAGTTACCGATGCGAGTTAAATATGCCAAAAGATATAGATTCTAAACTAGAAGACATCTTAGATGTTTCTGCAGATATACAAAAAGAAACTAAAGTAGTCAAACTTCCCACTCAACAAGACACTGTAGATAACGACTACAAGTATGGTCGTGAGACCCTCTACAACCTCGTAGAACGAGGACAAGATGCAATTGATGGAATACTCGACTTATGTAAAGAAACGGAACACCCACGTGCTTACGAGGTCGCAGGACAACTTATAAAGACGGTTGGAGACACCGCAGAGAAGTTGTTAGACTTGCAGAAAAAGATGAAAGATTTAAACAATGAGAACGAAGGAGTGAAGACTCAACACAATCATTTGTATGTTGGTAGCACATCCGAACTACAGAAGTTTCTCAAGAAAGAAAAGAATAAAAAATAGATGGTACAATCAAAGAATGAGGGTTACTTAGGTAATACTTTAGTTAAACGTGCTGGAGTCGAGACTCAGTACACCGAAGTGGAGTTTCAGGAATATCTCAAGTGTTCCAAAGACCCTATACACTTTATACAAAACTACTGTTCTATTATATCACTAGATGAAGGTCTTGTCAAATTTGACCTTCGTGGATATCAAGAAAGTCTAATAAAACACTATGATGAGAATCGTTTCAATGTGGTTCTTGCATCACGTCAGAGTGGTAAGTCAATCACATCATGTGCATATCTCTTATGGTATCTGTTGTTTACACCCGAAGTAACGGTAGCAGTACTTGCCAACAAAGGTGTAATTGCAAGAGAGATGATATCCCGTATCGTCACTATGTTAGAATCAGTTCCGTTCTTTTTACAGCCTGGTGTTAAGATTCTAAACAAAGGTAACATTGAGTTTGGAAATGATAGTAAGGTCGTTGCAGCTGCAACATCTTCGAGTTCTATTCGTGGATTGTCTATAAACCTCTTGTATCTTGATGAGTTTGCGTTCGTAGAAAATGCAGAAGAATTCTATACATCTACCTATCCAGTTGTTACCTCGGGTAAAAATTCAAAGGTTATTATCACATCTACTGCAAACGGTGTTGGTAACATGTTCTATAAGATATATGAGAGTGCAATTCAGAAACAATCTGAATACAAACACTTTCTTATCAACTGGTATGATGTGCCTGGCAGAGATGAAGAGTGGAAGAAACAGACCATTGCAAACACATCCGAAACCCAGTTCGAACAGGAGTATGGAAATAGTTTCCTAGGGACAGGTAATACCCTTATTAATTCTAATATTTTACTAGGATTACGCTCTATAGACCCCGACTGGAATCGTGATAACATAAATATATACACTAGACCCATAGAAGGACATGCTTACGTTTGTACAGTAGATGTCTCTAAGGGAAGAGGAATGGATTATTCCACGTTTAGTGTATTTGATGTTTCGGTGCAACCCTTTAAACAAGTTGCAACATTTAGAGATAACATGTTATCTCCTATGTTATTGCCTGACATGATAAACAAATATGTTAAACCCTATAACGAAGCATTAGTTATTGTTGAGAACAATGCAGAGGGTGGAATGGTTGCTCAACAGTTACATTATGATATTGAATATTCAAATGTCTTTGTCCAAGGAATGACAAAACAGGAAGATATCGGTGTCACAATGAACAAGAAGGTTAAAAGAATAGGTTGTTCGACACTCAAAGAACTCTTAGAAGAACACAGGTTGGAATTGTGTGACAGAGCAACTATAACAGAACTATTGACATTTGTTAACAAAGGCACTTCATATGAAGCTGCCAAAGGTTATCATGACGATATGGTTATGAATCTCGTATTATTTTCGTGGTTTATAACAACAGAATACTTTTATCATCTCACGGATTCACAAGTTAAAGACCTATTATATTCCGAACAACAGAAAATGATAGAAGATGACATGTTACCAGCAGGAGTTTTTGGAAGTGTTAAGGATGAAAACGAAAGTTTTGTCGACACTGAAGGAGATAGGTGGTTTATATCGTCCTAAATACAAGGTTCGTTAAGATTAATAAAGTTATAAATATATCAAGTAAAACAAAACTTTTTACATTAACAGGAGAAAAGTATGGCATTTCAAGTATCACCAGGCGTACAAGTCAACGAAATTGACTTGACGAATGTTGTACCAGCAGTTTCAAGCACAACAGGTGCGTTCGCTGGTTCATTTCAATGGGGCCCTGTTGATGAAGTAGTAACAGTTTCAGACGCTAAAGGATTAGTAGAGAACTTCGGTTCACCTCTAAACACGGACTCTGCAGCAGAAGACTTCTACACAGCAGAATCATTTCTAAAATACGGTTCATCATTAAGAATCGTTAGAGTAAACTCAACAGGAGTTTTCAGTGCAAATGGAGCAGGTGCATCAACATCATTATTAAAAAATTCATCAGATTACATCACTACCTATCAATCAGGTGGGGCTGCAGGAACAGTTGGTAAGTTCGTTTCTAAATTTGCAGGTTCAAAAGGTAACTCATTAAAAGTTTCCGTATGTGCAAGTTCAGATGCTTATTACAACGACAATGTTACCCTAACAGACGGAGTTGAGTCAGTTGGTCAAACAACAATAACAGTAGATGCATCAAATGTATTTGCAGTTAGAGACTTAATTAAGTTTGCTGGTCATGACACAATGTACAGAGTGTTAACTTTGGCAAGTGGAACAACAATCACAATTGAAGCAGTTGGTCAACCAGCTGGTTCAGGTCTTACAACTTCAGTTGCAGATGATTCAGCAATTAGCAGATATTGGGAATTCCATGGTCTTTTCAATAAAGCACCTGCTAAATCACATTCTGCTACAGTAGCAGGAGTTGGTGAAGACGAAGTACACGTTGTAGTTGTAGACGAAGATGGATTATTCTCAGGAAAACCACATACAGTGTTAGAATCATTTGGATTCTTATCACTTGCGTCAGACGCTAAAGATGCACAAGGTGCTTCTAACTACTACAAAAATGTATTAGAAACACAATCAGAATATGTATATTGGTCAGGTCACTCAACAGCAATGCTTGCATCTGCTGGTGAAACTAGAACAATTGCACAATCAAGTACAACTGCTTTCTTAAGACCTTCTCTACATGAGAACACATCATTAAGTGGTGGTGCAGATGGAAGACTTTCAACTGCTGGTCAAAAACATGGTGCATGGTCAACTCACTTCGGTGATGCAGAACTTATAGACATCTCTTTCCTACTTGTCGGTTCTTCTAGAACAGATAACGGAAGTGGTGTAGAACAAGATATTCTTGCAGATTGGACAACACTTACAAATCAAGCAATACTACTATGTGAAACTAGAAAAGACTGCATGGCAATCGTCTCTCCAAGAAGAGCAGATGTTGTCAATGTTTCTTCAGAATCAACTGCAAGTGCAAATGTTATAACAACATGTAACACTGCAACTTCAAGTTCATATGCAGTACTAGACTCAACATGGGTTTATCAATACGACAGATTTAACGACAGATACATTTGGATACCTGCTTCATCACACACTGCTGGAATTATGGCAAGAAGTGATTTACAAAGAGATGCATGGGTATCACCTGCTGGATTCTCAAGAGGACAATACCTAGGTATTACTAAACTTGCATTGAATCCTAAACAGGCATCTAGAGATGACCTATATCGTGCAAGAGTTAACCCAGTTGCAACATTCCCAGGCCAAGGTACAATCCTGTTTGGTGATAAAACTGCATTATCAACACCTTCTGCATTTGATAGAATTAATGTAAGAAGATTATTCATCGTCTTAGAAAAAGCAATCGCAACTGCAGCTAAAGCTCAGTTATTTGAATATAACGATTCGTTCACACGTGCTCAATTTAGAAGTGCAGTAGAACCTTTCCTAAGAGATGTGAAAAACAGAAGAGGTTTAACAGATTTCTCAGTAATATGTGATGAGACTAACAACACTGATTCAGTGATTGATAGAAACGAATTCGTATGTTCAATATTTGTGAAACCTGCTAAATCAATTAACTTTATTACTTTAAACTTTGTTGCCGCTAGAAGTGGTGTCGAGTTTACTGAAGTATACAGTGCAGTTTAATATTAGGAGTATATAAATGGCAACAATAGACCAATTCAAAGCACAATTAATCGGTGGCGGCCCAAGAGCTAACAGATTTAGAGTGTTCGTACCTCGTTCAGGACAAAATATCGAATTACTTGCAACAGCAACATCAATGCCTGCTTCAACAGTTGCAGAGATTACAATCCCTTTCAGAGGAATGAACCTTAAACTTGCTGGTGACAGAACATTTGATGCATGGACAGTTAGTATCATTAATGATATTGAGTTCTCTTCAAGAACTGCCCTAGAAGGATGGCAACAAGATATCGCTGGTTACGGTGATTCAGCTGCTGCTACTAATAACGATTACTTAGTATCAAGAGCATTTGTAGAACAACTAGGTAAAGATGATTCAGTTCTAGCGAGATATGAGTTCTTTAATATGTTCCCGACTTCAGTAGGTTCAATTGAATTATCAACTGAACAAGCAGACGGTCTAGAAACATTTGAAGTAAGTTTCTCATATTCTCACTGGGAAAGAGTAATCTAAGACAATTTAAAGTGAAATTAACCCTTTTAAGGTGTTATAAATAATAGTATGGAAATATTTGGATTTGAAATATCTCGTAAGAAAGACGAGTTAAGGGCCACAGAGACACCGAACGCAAGTTCGTTTGTCCCTCAAGTAGACGATGACGGCACTCCCGTCATTAGTCAACAGGCAGGATTTATCGCAGGAGGTGCTTATGGTGCCTATGTCGATATGGAAGGTGGTATCAAGAATGAGGTTGAACTCATTAGAAGATACAGAGAGACTTCCTTAGTACCTGAATGTGACGCTGCTATTGAAGACATTGTTAATGAGTGTATCACCTCGGATAGTGCCGATAGGATTGTAACACTTGACCTCAGAGACCTAAAACTCTCAGATGGTATTAAGAAAAAGATACAGGACGAGTTTTACACAATCCTATCACTAATGAAGTTCAATCAGAACTCTCATGAAATATTCCGAAAATGGTACGTTGATGGAAGAATTTACTTCCATAAAGTCGTTGACTCTAAAAGATTAAAACAGGGTATAGTTGACATTAGAAATGTTGACCCTCTTAAAATCAAGAAAGTTAGAAACGTAGAGAAAGACAAAAAGAACGGCGTAGAGATTATTAAAAAGATAGAAGAGTTTTATGTTTTTAATGACAAAGGTTTTGACAAGACAGGTGCTAACGAAGGTGCAACTGTTAAAATTGCTCCCGAAGCGGTAACATATACTACTTCAGGACTCCTTGACTTCAACAAGAATGCAGTCATAGGATATATGCATAAGGCATTGAAGACTGCAAATCAGTTATCAATGATGGAAGATGCACTAGTAATCTATAGATTATCTAGGGCTCCTGAAAGAAGGATATTCTACATAGATGTAGGTAACCTCCCAAAAGCAAAAGCAGAACAGTATCTTGCAGACGTTATGAATAAGTATAGAAATAAACTTATCTATAATGCAGATACAGGTGAAATCAAAGATGACAGAAAACATATGAGTATGTTGGAAGATTTTTGGTTACCAAGAAGAGAGGGTGGAAGAGGAACAGAAATATCTACCTTGCCAGGCGGACAAAACCTTGCAGAAATTGATGACGTAGAATACTTCAAGAAGAAGTTATACCAATCATTAAATGTTCCTAGTTCTAGGATGGAGTCAGACAACGGATTCAATATGGGTAAGTCGTCTGAAATTTCTAGAGACGAACTTAAGTTTAATAAGTTCACTAACAGACTTCAGAAGAAGTTTGCTAGAGTGTTTACAGATATCTTAAAGACTCAATTGGTTCTTAAAGAGATTGTAACTGGAGAGGAGTTTGATAAGTATAAAGACTACATTCAATACGACTTTACTGCAGACAATCACTTCACTGAACTGAAAGAACAAGAGATACTAAGAGAGAGATTAGATGCGCTTCAGAGTGCGTCAGAGTACGTTGGACAGTATTTCTCACAAGAGTATGTAAGGAAGTACATATTAAGACAGACAGAAGAGGACATCAAGTTAATTGATGACCAAATAAAGGCAGAGAAAGAAGCAGGAATTGGTCAAAATGACGATGACGGTGGATTCTCACAGTATTAGGAGTAAATTATGAGTATAGCAAAAGACATTGTTGACACTATTGAAAAGGGTGAGTTGGTAGATGCCAAAGAACTCATCAACCAAGGAATTAAAGAAAAGGCTGCAAGTGCAGTTGATTTTAAAAGAGTAGAATTACAAGTGGATTGGATGACTAATCCCGAAGAACACACTGGAGTGTAAATGAAAAGTTTTGCAGAAATACGAACAGAATTGAACGAGGCAAAATTCAAGTTGCCTAATGGTTCTAAGTTGTTGAAAAAGGATTCTGCAAAGGTTGGTTCTAGTAAGGTAGATGTACATTTTGTGCAGAACAAGAAGAACAAAGTAGATATTTACTTAGATGGTATGTTGT